TCTCTCGATAGATTGCGTAACCTCGCCTGCCTTGCAATTGACGCAAGAAATCTTCTTCGACACGACCTCCATATTGAACAAGCCCCGAAGAACCGATTTCCATAAAGTCGGTCGCCGTTGGTCGTTGTTTCGCTATTTCATCTGACATATCACACCCTCCTCGATATTAACTTATTTCCCATGGCGATGCTTGGGTTGAAGAAAAAGGAACGACGATTGGCGACTGGCTGCCTATCATCAATTCAGTTATCGCCCACACTAAAGCGTCGAGTCGATCAGGCGAAGCTGACTCAGGTGTCCATGAACACATCTGATCTTCGAGCGTTGGGAAAGCCCCAACATGTTTAATCTTGCCTTGCTCATATAACGCCGACACAGGTTCCGCTCGGGTACGTTTGCCTCTTGTTGCATGAACTGTTTTAATAGGCACTTGTGACTCGACTGTTTGTAATGTGTGTCTGACCATATCCCCGCCTTGATTTGATTCAACAACGATTCTGTCTGCTGATGTTCGATGATATAAAGCAATAGCGGCGTTTGCCCATTCGACAGGAGTGCCTTGTAGAGATCGATCATCAAGCACATAACCGATTCCGTTACCGTCGATACCGACAGCGACGATGCCTGTCTCAGCACTAAATTCGTTCGAGGTTATTGCAGGGTCTACGCCTACAACGATTCTGGTCAATTCGGGAATGTTATTGACTCGAGCATCTTCGATCATTTGTCTTGTCCATAATGCGCCTTCGACATCATCGAGTATTTCAGCGTAAAGTTCTTGCCTTCCTAATCGTGTTCCTTCATAACGTGCTTTGACTTCTTCGAGGAATGTAGGAGCGAGGTTAGCTGCATTCTCGAACGTGCTGCCTTTCGTGACAGCAACGTCTTTCCTTTCGACAAGTTGTCTGATGAGTCGAGTAGGTCGAGGTGTTGTCGTTGCAACAAGTCGAGGATCGTTGCCTATGCGCAAGCCGAAGATTAGTTGGTCCCAAGCGTCGGGATAACGCCATGCTGCTATTTCATCACACCAAGCGAGGTCATGATTTGGTCCTCGAAGTCGATCAGGTTCATCTGCTGAGTATGTTGTTGCCATTGCGCCATTGTGGAAACTGATTCGACGTTTCGACGGCTCATAGCGTGGTCGTTTATCAGGTGGGAAGATTCGAAGTAGTCCCGACTCGCCTTCGACCATTGTGTCTCGAACGTCTGCGGCTGTTGCGCCTACCAAGGCAACCCTTTGACATTGATTGGTTTCGATCTTGTGCCTTACCCATTCAGCTCCTGAACGTGTCTTGCCGAAACCTCGACCTGCCAATATCAGCCAAATCCTCCAGTCGCCTTCAGGTGCGACTTGTTTAGGTCTTGCCCATAACGACCAGTCCCACATTACTTGCCTTTGTTCCTCGTCTGATAACGTTTCGAATATCGACGGTTCTAGCGTCAACAATTGAGAAACCACTGAATCTTCGATATTTAGATCGGTCATAGCGCCCTTTTAAGGTTCATTATCGATGTTGACTGAGGTATTTGCCCCGCCTATGTCGATCGTTTCGACACTTCGAGATTGTAATTGTTGCAATCGATCCTTAAGCATTTGCCCAATGTCTGTTTCGATAGCTCCTCCATCTGCGCCTGTGAGTTCGACCTGTCGAGGTGCATCGAGTCCGCATAGCGTCGATCGACGTTTAGACAAATTGTTTGCCGTTGCGATAATTCTCATAATCGTCTCGGGTTCGGCTTGTTCACGTTGCGCTCTTTCTAATTGCCCAATCGTTGTTCGCCACAAATGGTCTATTCGTTCATTCTCGAGCGTGCGCATTTCTTCGACTGCTTCATTGCCCCACATCTTTATTGCTTGTTTGTACGCTTCCATCGCTCCTTGTCGACCTGCATAGCCAACACGGTCAGCGATTTGTTGAAACGAAAGCCCTAATGATCGAAGGCGAACAACCTCCTCATAGCGTTCTAATACTTCTGGCGTTTGATTACTTTGTACTCGAGCCATGTCCAGAGCCTAGTGTCCAGAATTTCTTAAAGCCAGTGAAAGGAACTCCTGTCTTGTTTCTGGTTCGTCTTTGATGGCTCCTCGTAACGCTGAAGTGGTCATTGATGTTGTTGTTTGTTTAACTCCTCTACATGACATGCAGGCATGATGAGCTTCGACCACGACTCCTACTCCTAAAGGATTTAGCACGTTGTCGATAGCGTCGGCTATTTGTTCGGTCATTCGTTCTTGTACTTGTAATCGTCGACTGTATTGATGCACGACTCGAGCGAGTTTCGATATGCCTACGACTTTGCCGTTTGGTATGTATGCGGTGTGAGCGGTTCCGATGAAAGGCAACATGTGATGCTCGCAATTCGAGTGAAACGATATGCCGGTAAGGACAACCATTTGGTCGCTTGTTTCGTTGAATACGGTCGAAAGCGACTGCTCGTCTGTTATTGCGTAACCTTCGGTCATTTCTTCCCATGCCTTTATGACTCGATGAGGTGTTCTAAGTAGTCCTTCACGACTCGAATCTTCTCCTAAGTATTCAAGTATTGTCTTTACTGCTTCCTCTGCGTGTTGTTTCATTACACTCCTCTCTTGTCGTCCCAAAGTCGAACATGTAGGCGATCGGAATATGTGTAACCTAAATCGATGCAGCTTTGAGCGACTTTCGAAACGTGATTTGAATTTAACTCGGCGTTTGTTTGACCTTCGGGCATTAAGTAAACCATGTTCCTAAAGAAATTGAATTTCGAAACGAAAGCTTCTACCTCTCCCAATTCGTGGTCGTGACGTTCTTCGGTTATGACAAACTTAAGGGCTGCTGATCCTTCCCATGAGCGTTGAGCGTACAATTTCATTTTCTTATCCCATGAGGGTCGCCACCTAACGCCTGATCCTGATAATTTCGGACTGACGCAATAGAAAACATCGTCGGCAAAGAGCGGTGATTGTGTTCCGTTCGTTTCAATGTCGATATATATTTCTCCCAAATCTGATGTTGTCCTCAAGGTGTGGATAAGTGTTTCGAGTTTCTGCTTTTGGATTAAAGGTTCGCCTCCTGTGATGACTAGGCGCATATTCGACGAAGCAAGGATAGGTGTCATTTCTTCGATCGTTTGCGCTACATCATCAATCGACATTTCGATCAATTCGACTTTAGGGTCGTATGCAACGCCGTTCTTTCCTTTCCAGTCCCAAGTGTAAGGCGTATCACACCATGAGCAGTCAAGGTTGCATCTGCCTAGGCGTAGAAAGACCGAAGGGTGTCCCGCATATGGTCCCTCTCCTTGAATTGTGGGACCGAAGATTTCTGAAATGATTAAGTTGTCGCTCATACAATCAACGCTTCCTTTCTTCTTTCTTCATCGTTTATCCATTCGATGATGTCGTCGATTTTAGTATCGAGATTGAAATGATTAGACCAATCTTGCAAACGTCGAAGTCGCCTGATTGTGTCGTCGATCGTGTCTTCGTCAGGAGGCAACATTTCGCACAATGCGCCTCTATCGCCATCTATGCGCAACAAATTCCACCCTCGAGTAAATAATTGTTGGTTGAGTTTGTTTGGTGCGTCGCTGTCTTGTGTTGTCATAAATCGCAACAGTTCGAAGTCGCAACTCATCGGTCGTTCTTTATGTATCCCACACCTTCCGTCTGACATGTTCAAATTACGGCAATGGTGGTTGTTGTTGTCTTGTTGCAAGTCAGAGAAAATGAGATGCGCCTTTCCATTAAATATGACAGTCCTTGGCGTTGTTGCGTGATGTTTAGGTCTGTCGGCAGGCACATAGTCAAGACTAAATTTGGGGCAACAGCCCCCGCAATGACTCGGGCAAGTAAATCCTCGAACAACGTCAGGCGACACTCGAAGGGTCTTAGGTTTGTAATGTGTGCCTTTGTATTCAAACGTCTCTTTCGTAACACAATTAAAGTACCCAATAACTTTGTCGAAACTATCCGTGTACCGAGCCACTTTTTCTCCATGAAGCGCTGTTCTTCTCGTTTTCGAAACATTGCACCTTTACAAGTTCAGCGTTCGGGAAATAGGTTTGAGTAAAGGATTGAGCAACAACGGAAACCCATTCGCACATTCCTTCTATGGTCGGGTCCATCATTCGCATATCAATAGCGCCTGCTTCGTGTAATTGTTGCCATGTCGACATATGCGGATCGTCATGAGCTATCAGAGTCGTATGGTCAAACTGGTTTTCGAAATCTTGTTTTAGGACTTTCAACCCGCCGAAATCGACAACCCAGCCTCTGTGGTCACGTTCGCCTTGCCATGTAAGTTCGATGAAACGATCGTAGCCATGCAAATAGGAGCAATGACCGTCGTCTTTCCATTGTCGATGACTGCAAGGGTAGCCGCCTAAACGTTTCATAACTCGGTATATGCCCATTTTCCTCCTATCAGAGATCGATTTTAAGGTCAAAGATTGAACTAGACCCCTAC